GCGACGCGCCTCGGCAAGATCCTCACCTTTGACGACACCACCGGCAACCCGCTGGCACAGGAGGTGCTCGGGCAATGGCGCGGCAACTGGGCGGCAAGCACTGCCTACAATAAGCGCGACATAATTAAGGATACGAGCAACAACAACATTTACCTCGCTAACACGGCGCATACCTCAAGCGGCTCACAGCCTATCTCGAGCAACGCGGACGTAGCCAAATGGGATCTCCTCGTCGATGCGGCGAGCGCGGCGGCCTCTGCCACGAGTGCAAGCGGATTTGCCGACGAGGCCGAGGCCTGGGCTAAGAAAACCGACGGCGAGGCGCAGACCGGCGAGGGCTACAGCGCGAAGGCATGGGCGGTCGGCGGGACGGGCGTCACGGACACCGCCGCCGCTGGCGCTGCGAAAGAGTGGGCGACTGAGACAACCGGCACAGTAGACACGAGCGGCTACAGTGCGAAAGAGTACGCGCAAGGCACGCAGGCCGGCGCTGGCGGGAGCGCGAAAGAGTGGGCGCAGCGAGCCGAAGATTCCGCCGTTCCAGGCGGCGGCGGCGAATACTCCGCCAAGCACTACAGCGCGAAGGCGAGCGCGTCGGCCAGCTCGGCCAGCACCTCTGCGTCGAACGCAAGCACAAGCGCGTCGGCTGCAAGCGCATCCGCGTCAAACGCAAGCACTTCGGCGTCGGCTGCATCGTCCAGCGCCGCATCGGCGGCGGCGTCCTACGATAGTTTTGACGATAGGTACCTTGGCGCTAAGTCCAGCGCTCCGGCGCTCGACAACGACGGCGATGCTCTGATTACCGGGGCGCTGTACTTCGACACCACCGCTAGCGAGATGAAAGTTTATAGCGGCAGCGGTTGGGTCGCGACGGGATCGACGATCAGCTCTGTCTACCAGCGGTTCGAGTACACCGCGTCCGGCGGCGAGACTTCAGTGACCGGCGGCGACGACAACGCTAACACCCTCGCCTATGACGCTGGGTTCATCATGGTGTTTCTCAACGGCGTGATGCTCAACGACGGCGACTACACTGCGACGAGCGGATCGTCAATCACCGGGCTGGCGGCGCTGACTGCGGGTGACAAGCTCGAAGTGATCGCCCACGGTGCGGCTGCACCGGGAGACTATTACAGCAAGGCTGCGAGCGATGCGAAGTACGCGCTGCTTGGCGCGAATACAGACATCACGTCGCTCGGCACGATTAGCACAATAGACTTGAATGGCGGCACTATCGACGGCGCGGTGATCGGCGGGTCAAGCGCAGCCGCCGGTTCGTTCACTACTCTCAGTGCAAGCTCCCCGATTTCGGCTGCGGACGGCAGCAACTCGGCGCCAGCAATAACTAATACTGGCGACACTGACACAGGTCTCTACTTCTCGGCAGACAACGAAATCTCGACGGCGACGGCTGGTGAGCAGCGCATCATCCTTGACAGTTCCGGTGTGCTGAAGCCGAGAGAAGCATCGACTTATGGTGGCGCGGGCGCGGTCATCCAAGGCGCAGTCGTGTTCGCATGCAAGATGCCCTATGTGTCCAGCGTTGCCGACAACACATGGGCGCAGATTTCTATGTCCACGCCAGTATATGAAAACAAAGCAATCGTGGATGGGACGACGACTGGCAATGCGATTACCATCAAGAAGGCCGGGAAGTACATGATGGTGTGGAACGGAACGCTTGGCGGTGGAAACTCATACGGGAATGGAACGTATTACGTTCGCACATACGTCGAAAAAAATAGCGTGTCTCTTGGCGGGGGTACGCGACTTTTTGCACAAGGCGCGAGTGACAACGGAAGCCCTTCGGATGTCGGCCTCACCCAATACGCAAGTTCTGCGCGAGGCGGAGTGGTAAGCGGCATCGACTCACTTAGCGTTAGTGACGTTATTAGGTTCTGGCAACTTCACGATCATACCGGCGGGGGCTGGGCCGATCCCGGCAACGTGATGCTGATTTACTTCGACGAATAGGAGAAAACATGGCAAGTGTACAACTCAACGGACCGGTAGTGATGCGAATTTTTCTGCGCGATGCAAACATTGATGCTTCGCTGCCGCGCTACATAGACGCAGACAACATCCTTCACATCGACGGCGTAGATCAGCCTGCATTACAGGCTGCTTACGCAGCATACGATGAAACAGTAGCAAATCGAGAGGTAGCTTTTGACGCGCTGCGGCGAGTGCGTGACAACATGCTGATGGATACTGACTGGGTGGTGGTCAAGGCGCAAGAAGCCGGCGAGGCAGTCCCCGCCGCTTGGGCAACCTATCGCCAAGCCCTCCGCGATCTGCCTGCCAACACTTCTGACCCCGCCAACCCGGCTTGGCCGACGAAGCCAGGAGCTTAACCATGACACTCAATCGTGATCTAGCAGACCTCGCCCAGTCCCTTGCCGGCGGCATCGACATTGCCGATGGCGGCACGGGAGCGACCACTGCCAGCGCGGCGCGGACGGCACTCAGTGCGCAAACGGAAAGCGCCACGCTCACGGCCCTCTCCTCAGTCATGTCCTCGACGGCCACAGCGGCGGCGCAACGTGCGGCTCTTGCTGCCACGGGCAACCTAGCATCTGTTCAGGTTTTCACTGCCAGCGGCACTTGGACGAAACCTGCTGGCATTGCGCGAGTAAAAGTTGAGGTTCGCGGCGGTGGTGGTGGCGGCGGTGCAGCTACGAGTACGGCGGGCATCCAAGTTGGCGCTGGCGGCGGACAGGGTGGGTACTCCGCAAAGCTCATAGACGTCTCAGCCATTTCCAGTGAAACCGTGACTATTGGTGCCTTCGGCGCCGGGGGTGGTGCTGGTGGTTCCGGTTCACAGGGCGGCACATCCTCTTTTGGAGCACACTGTTCAGCGACTGGCGGTGCCGGGGGGCAAGGTGGTGCTGTAGCTGTAAATGTTCGAGGCGGTGCCGGTGGTTCCGGTTCTGGTGGAGATAGAAATCTTCGAGGCGCGGCTGGCGGAAATGGTATCGCTCCTGGCGTAGCCTGGGACAGCATCACGGGAGTCGGTGCTGGCGAAGGTGGCGGACGCGGCGCAATCGCGTCAGACGGAGAGGCAGCAGAAGCTAATTCTGGTGGTGGCGGTGGTGGGGCTTATGCAGACGACGGCAATCCTAGCGGCGGCGCAGGCGGCTCCGGCATTGTTATCGTTTGGGAGTATCAATAATGAAGGCTCTAGTCGAAGCAAGCGGGCGTGTCGCTCAAGTCGTCGCTGACGACCAAATCTTTCCGGTCCATTCTTCACTACAATGGGTGGACTGCGATGACACCATTATTAGCGACACCCACTTTTACGCGAATGGGGTGTTTGCGAGCGAACCACAACCGGCGCTGACTTGGGCGGACATCCGCAGCGAGCGTGACGATTTGCTTGGAAAAACGGACTGGTGGGCAGTCTCAGATCGTACCATGTCGGCGAGCGAAGCGGCCTACAGACAAGCTCTGCGCGATGTGCCGCAGACTTTCGCAAGCCCCGCCGATGTAGTCTGGCCGACGAAGCCTGCGTGATAGCTGTTGGACGGTGCTGTCGATCTACGCCTGATTATCACGCTGGCCGGCATCCTGGTCAGCGTCGTCGGCGCGACGACTGTCGCTAAACAGCAGATCAAGCAGATCGCCGAACACCTGGCCGACATTGAGGCGCGACTGCGCCGGCTGGACAGCCGCACCGACCGGCACGAGGGCGAGATGGGCATGCACGCGCAACGCGTGGACGTGCTGTCTAGCATGATGGACCCGGCCACTATGGAGCGGCGGCATCGAGAAACAGCAGATCTACAGGCGCGCCTCGCGACCGTCGCGCGCGACGTAGAGGCCCTGAAGCATATGCACAACGGCCGCCACCCGCCGGTTGCAACATTATGAACGGCAAGCACCAGCGCGGGCAGATCTCAGAGGCGATCTGCGCGCTGCATCTCAGCCGGCGGGGCTGGTGGGTGTTCGCGCCGATCTTCGCGCTCTCCGGGCCGGTGGACCTGGTGGCGGTGCACCCGCGCGGCTATGTCGCGCTGGTAGACGTTAAGACCGACAGCCGGCGCCGGCTGGCTGGGCGCTCCAATACCTACGCGATATCGCGCGTTCGTAGCCCTCTGCAGAAGCGCTTACGCGTGCTGCTCGCTTACACGAGCGACGAGGGCATCCGCTGGAAGGGCGCCAGCGCGGCGATGAAAGAGCTGCTGAAGTGACGGACGAACTGGCGCAGTCGCCGGCCGACGCGACTAACTCGTTGCTCTGGCAGTACGCCGACGCGCTCGCCCGCCTGGCCGAGGTGTGGGCTGAGCTGCCTGATGGCTCGGAGCCCGAGGAGCTGCTCCGCGAGGCAATGCGCGCAGTCGCAGCTCGCGTCACGCAGACCGCGCTGATCTACACGTTTAATGTCGATGGAGCAGAGCAAGATGATTGAAGCGCTTATCGGCCCGGTGACGGGACTGCTGGACAAGTTTATCGCCGACAAAGACCAGCGCGAGCGCCTGGCCTTCGAGCTGGCGACCATGGCTGACCGGCATGCGCAAGAGATCGCTCTGGCGCAGATCAAGGTGAATGAGGCAGACGCGAGGGGCAGCTGGTTCCAGAGCGGCTGGCGGCCGGCAACAGGTTACGCATGCGTCGCTGGGCTGGCTGTCAACTTCCTTGTCTCGCCGCTGGCGCAGGGTTTCGGTGTAGACGTGCCGCAGGCCGATATGAGCGTGATGATGCCGCTGCTGCTCGGCATGCTGGGCCTCGCAGGCATGCGCACATATGAGCGCAAGGCTGGCGTCGGCAAGTGACTGTCATACTTAACACCGAGCGCATCGCGGCAGACCTGCGGCGCGAGGAAGGCTACCGCCGCTTCGCCTACCTCGACAGCCTGGGCCTGGTGACCGTCGGCATCGGCCGGTGCATCCACGAAGCACACGGCGTAGGCATCGACGAAGAAGAAGCGCTCTACCTGCTGCGCCGCGACATCGAGCGTTGCGCCGGCGAGTGCGACCGCGCCCTGCCGTGGTTCTCAAGCGCCAGCGCCAATGTCCGCGAGGCCGTCGTGCAGCTTGTGTTCCAGCTTGGGCTGCCCAAGTATCTCGGCTTCAAGAAGCACCTGGCGGCGCTCGAGGCGGGCGACTACGAAACGGCTGCGGACGAGCTGCTAGACAGCCGCTTCGCCCGGCAGACACCGGGACGCGCGGCGCGGATGGCCGATAGGATCAGAGCAGGCTGATGCTCCGCCAGGCTCCGCGCCGGCGGCTCACATGCCCACGGTCCTCAAGCGCCTGCACGATGCGCTGCACGCCGCTGAGGTTGCAGCCGCAGGCTCTCCCAATCTCTGCGTAACTGGGGCTGTACCCGCGCTCCGCAAAGAAGGCACGCAAAAACTCGAGCGCCTCGGCCTGCCGCTGCGTCAGCCCTAGCTTCTCATTCATTGCTAACCTCCTCGACCTTGAGACTAGCGGCACGCGCCGGCGGCTTTGCGGCGACCGTGTAGCCCTTGCGCGCGGCCTGCATGCCCCAGCTCACAGTCGCGACAACCTCGCCGGCCTCGTCGCGCGCGATGGCCTGGGTATGCAAACCCATCGCGTCCATTATGCGCGTCTGGCAGGCTTTGGCGAGATCCTGCATCTGCTTGATGGCGGCGCGGGCGGCGAGCAGATCAAGCGCAAGCTGGCTCAGCTCGCTGTCCAGCTCGACGGCCGGCAGGTCGTCCTCAGCCCGAGCAAAGGTCTGCTGCGCGTCGTTCGGAGAAAACACTGGGTAGTAGTCCATTACGCCATCGCGCGCCCACACCCCGAGTCGCTCCTCGAAGTCCAAACAGTCCTGGCGGATCTTCTCCTGGGTCGCGAAGTCCGGGCCTACCAAGTAAATCCGCAGCTCAGACCCCTGATACAGCGTCGCGATTGCGCCCCAGGTGTACCCGCAGCACATCATCAGGCCTTGCACTTGAATAGGCCCACGGTAATCGGCCGGCTCGTCCAGTGGGCGCACGCGCGTAGCTTTTGCCTCGAGGACGCCTGGCCCCTGCAGTGCGATGCGGTCAGCGCCGACGACGTATATGCCGGCGGTCGGGTCGTGCTCCACGACGCGGCCGTCGCCCCACAAGATGCCGTCGAGGCTGCCCTGCAGCGGGAGCTCTGCATGCCTCACCGCCTCAGTGACCGCCAGCTGCACGTCCAGGCCAAGCCGGTCGGCCGCCTCTTGCAAAATCGTCTTTTCGAGTTTGTTGCCCCAGGCCGCTGCCTCGCCCGCCGACTCTCGCGGCGGGTCTGGCAGGTTATTGGCGCGCGCCTGGCGGACCTGGCTTGCGCGTATCAACACGTCGTTGGGCGTCGCATACGGCGAGCGACCAGCGATTGCCGGGAGCTGTGAGCAGCTCAGTAGTGCGTCGTCGCTGAGCTTGCCGAGAGCTTCACCAGTCATGCTGCACCTACGAAATAGGCAGCCACGAGCGCGGCCATGACGAGGAGCCAAACGGCTGCCGAGGGCAACACCTGTGTAGGTGTAATGCGCTGGCCTGTCGCTGTCTCAAGATGTAGAGCTAAAACTCGCTGAAATACTGTGCTCACTGCTGCCTCCTAGGTTGAGGCAGCCTGTGGATTAGGGCGGGACGAAATTGGTAAACCGTTGGCAGTGCTCACAAAGGTGAGCCCGGTCCCGGCCTCCATCGACGCCCCGCAGCCCACAAGCTGCCTGGGGTTACTCATTATATACCTTGCGGTTAGGGGCAGGGCTAGGGGCGCCCTGTTCCTGCAATGTTTCTTGGTACAGCCGGCGCGCAGCGCTCGCTGCTAGACGCTGCCTGTTTGCTGTGCGCGTGTAGACGCGCGCCTGCTTGCTGGACTGCCAGCCGAACATGCTCATCAGCTCGTCCTCGCTAGCGCCGGCCTCCGCGATCATCGTCGCTGCTGCCTTGCGCACGCCATGCGCTGTGTAGCCGGCCGGTATGCCGGCCTCGCGGCAACGCTTGACGAACCACTGCGCCAGGCCTTTGACGGAGTAGCTCAAGCCGAGCTCCGTCACCATGTACACCATGTCGCCGGTCGGCGCGGCGTCGATAGCCGCGCGCAAGGGCGGCAGGATCGGCACGGCAGTCGCGTCTTTCGCGTAGCGGCCGCGACCCTTCGTCTCGTTCCAGACCAGGAACCCGGCGCGCTCGTGCTGCGGCCCCAGCATCGCTGCGTCACTGATGCGGCAGCCTGTGTACAGCAGGAGGGTCATCAGCAAGTGCTCACGCTCGCCCAGCTCATAGTGCTTGTAAAAGCGAGCAATCAGCTCGCGCGTCCAGGCCTTATGCCCGCCGCTGTCGCGCCGCAGCTCCTCTCGCGCATAGGCGGCGACCTTCTCGCTCAGCGCGACATTCGTTGCAACCAGCTCGCGCCTGACAGCGTAATTAAGCACTGCGCGTATAGCCTTTAGGCGCGTGATCGCAGCTTCCGGTCGCCGCGCCTTCTGCTCCAGAACCTCGATCACGTCCAGCGCCTCGAGCTTGCGGTAGTCCTTGGCGGCCCAGTCGTGCAGGAACTGCTCGAGCACGCGGCGCCTCACCCGGCGCGTCTCGGGATGCAGCCGCTGGACCGCAGCAGAGTTTAGGTAAGCACTAACAAGGTGTCGCCACTGGAAGCGCGGCGCGCTGACCTGCGCCTGACCATGCGACAGCGCGTTTAGCGCGTCTGCGTACTGGCGTCCAAACTCAGCCGTCCCAGGCTGCGCGGTGATGGCGACGCGCGGGCCTTTGCCCTTGCGCACATAGTGATAGGTCCGACCGCCTGCTTGCTCCTCGACCAGATATGGCAGTTTCAACTTCATACCTCTCTTGTACTCAGGTTCCGCACAAAAGCTATCGCAGTGTTGCTCAGCAATTCTGCGTGCAGTTTTGCTCAGCATTTCTGCGCCCTAGCCAAATAGGTGCTGGTATCGCGCTACACACTCATCGAGCAGCTGCTTCGCCTCCGGGCTCGCCTTCGACCAGGTGGCAAGGTAGTCATTGCTCTGCAGCGCCCGGCTGGCTGTCAACATGTTCATGTTCCATGTGATGTGCGACACAGCGCCATTTCGCACGCAGGTGCGCGACGGCAGCACATGCTTGCGAGATCCAGGCCCGGGCTGCGTCGTTACCAGGCCCGCCGCTCGCAGCCTCGGCACGATCCGCGCGGCGGTCGCCGGCGTGTCAAACTGCACGGAAAATGCAACCAAGTCGCCGACGGTCGGTGGCTCGTCCGCGTCGGCCAGCACCCAGCGCAGCCAGTTGCCCACCACCCAATAAAGGGCCGAGCGCTCGCCACTCAGCAGGGCTTTGACCGGAGCGCCACAGTGCGTCAAGTAGGTACTCTCTACGAAACTCGCGAGCATACGCATGCGAGCGTTATTGGTCGCGTCCAGCGAGCGCAGCGCGCCCAGGTCGGCCGGGTCAACTTTCACATAAGCGCAGTGTGTGTCCACATACTCGCTGACCCGGCTCTGCAGGTACGACGCCCACGCGCTCCTGCGGTCGGCAACACCATTACTAATATGCATCACGCACGCCCTTTCTTTTGCAGTTTGCGATAGCGCAGCCGCGTGTTGCGCACAGAGCTGAGGCTCCATGTGTCGCCGCCCCGCGCAGTCCTTACGCCTCTTGCTTTCAAACCGTCAGCGAGCTGCTGCAGCGTCTCGCAGCCGTATTGCTCAAGCTGGTCGAGAACCGGGCCCACTTCTCGGGCGTAAGCGTCCGCGTCCTTCGCCACAGCGATGCCGGCCTTCTTGGCGGCCGCTGCCGGGTCCGGCGTGCCGAGCCGCGTCCCGCGCCGCTTGGCAGCTGCAAGCGCGGCCGTCGTGCGCTCGCTTATTTGCGCGCCCTCGAGCTCGGCTATGTTAGCCATTAGTTGCAGCAGGAAGCGGTTTTGGCTTGGCGACCCCATCTCCGGAATGTCGCAAACGATCAGCTTAACGTCCGCCTCGAGGAGCCTTGTCAGAAACGGCAGGTTACGCGACAGCCTGTCCATCTTGGCTACGATCAGCGTCGCGCGCTGCGACCTGCACAGCTCGAGCGCCTTGCGCAACTCAGGCCGGCGCCTGTCGGTGCGCTTGCCGCTTTCGGCTTCCGTAAACTCGGCTATCAGCTCCCAGGCGCCGCCGTTAAGGTGCGCCTCTACCATTTGGCGCTGCGCCGCGAGCCCGAGCCCGCTGGCGCCTTGTCGCTTCGTGCTGACGCGGTAATACGCGACGTATTTGCCGCGATGTGCTTTGCCTGCCTCTGCCATGGTTCCTCCTCCTATGCTGCTTGATCGAACAGCGGCAGCCCTACCAGCCGCATGTCCTTTTTTCTTGCGAGCGGCACCACATTGGCTGCCACGGTCGGCTTATAGGCGCCGCTCGCCACATACGCGTTGCGTAGCTCTCTGTAGATCTGTTGCCAGGCCTTCTTGTGCCCGCCGGTCGTGACCTTGACGGGCTCCCCAGCGTAATCGACGGCGTGCGCGAGCTCGTGGCACACGACCATCGCCAGCGGCGCTAACGTGTCGCGCGCGTCACCCATCAGGTCGCCGATCTCCGGGTCGCAGGCGATGCTGTCGTACTCGCCCCGGATGCTTGCGCCGGCCTCGAGCGCGACAGCCCGGCGTAACCAGCGATCCCGCTTGCGGCCTGGCCGCAGCCGCTCGGCGCCCGCCCGCACCCGCGCCGCATCTAACGGCGTCCACCACCAGGATCCACTGTCCGGCGAGATCTGCGCCCACGGCTTCCCGCAGCGCTTGCCGGCCAGGCTCGACCTGCCGCGAACAACCAGCTGCAGATTGTCAGCGAACCACGGCGTCGCCAGGCCCAGCGTCACGCTGAGCCCGGCCACCTCCTTCACCATGCTCCTGATTACAGACTGCATATCTATGCCTTATGTACCTATTGAGTTCTGCATAATCAAGCCACTACTCGACTGGCTCGTCAGTCCAGTAGTTCGGGTCCGTAAATATCTCGCGTCTGTAGCCCTTTAGCTTGTCGGCCTCGCAGTCGCGGCAGCATTTGGCGACTGGTATCCCGCGAGCGTCCTTTACCCAGCGAGCAACCTCTCCGCTGCCGCACCTGCATGTTTCGTAGCTCATAGGTATTCCCCACCATAAGAAATCAACGTGCAGCCCCAGTACCCCATTCCAATATCATCGAGGGGCTCGAAGCCGGTAAAGTCGCCAACGATCCGTCCCTTTGCCATCAGGTTCTCGTCGTCGTCGTACAGCTCGAACTTTTCACCCTCGCCGGGTGCCACTGTGAGCCCGCCAACTGGGCCTGTTACGCCGGTCGCTCCGGCAGCTTCGTCGCAGCAATCCTTGTCAATGATCCAGCCGTACTTTTCGGTCACGCCTTTTTCGTAGCTCATATCTCTCCTCCTAGCCGTTCGGGTTTGTTAGCCAAACATCAGGCGCCAGCTCAACTATGTCGCCCCCTAGCACCAAGTCGCGAGCGAAGGCCTCGTAGTCGAAGTACCGCTCAGCAATCTCTGGCAGGTCGTAGCAATCGGCCACTAGCTCGGCCGCGTAGTTCTCGGCGCTTCCTTCGAAGATCATCGCGTCGCCTGGCTCCATGTTGATGCCGACTTCTGCGAGCAGCTTGGCGAGCGCCTTATCCTCATCGCTCATTTCCAGCCAGTCCCACAGCTCGTCCGGCGGCGCACTGCTTTCGCAGTACCAGGCAGCCGGGAACCCTTCGTAGTCGCAGAACATCAGCTCGGGGTCCGCTTCTGCGACATAAGCCGTCGCAGCCGCCAGGAACTCGTCCCGGCTCGCGTACTCGTCAAGATCAAACCACTTCCCGATCAGCGTGCCGGCATTGTACTTCGCGTAGGTCGTTACCCAGAGTCTGGCTTCCATATCTCTCCTCCACCGTTTGGGTACTGCAAACTTACCCTTGCAACGTAATACCGTGGCGGTACCTTTGCAATACCCTAACGGTACTTTTTTTTAATAAAAATGTCGGGGCAGAATGGCTATTAAAAACAAGCCCTTACGGGCCCTGATCGGCAAGCACCTGCACTTATCGACTGCCTGCTGCGAGGCTTTGGCAGCGGCTGCAGCGTTCGAGCGCCGCAGTCAGAGCAGCCTTGCTGAGGAGCTGCTGGAGCGAGGCCTCCGCGAGCGCAGTCGCGCCAGGGCGGCTGACGCAGTGATCAGAAGCGCAGGCTACCAGTGAGCGTTAGCGGCGCCGGCGCGCGCAGGAAAGGCAGCGCGTTCGAGCGCGAGATACGGCAGCAGATCCGGGCTATCGGCATCGAGTGCAAGCGCGTGCCGCTGAGCGGCGCCGCCCAAGGCTTCAAGGGCGACCTGCAGCTGGCTGGGATGACAGCCGAGTGCAAGCGACGCAAGCGCAGCTACAGCAGCCTGTACCAGGCGCTCGAGCAAGGCGGCGGAAGCGACCTGCTGTTCGTGCGCGACGATCAGCGCGACAGCCTGGTCGTCATGCCCTTCGACACTTTCGCCAGCCTGTGCCGGTGGGCTGGCCTTCCGCAGAGATATCCGGCGAACCCAAGCGAGGAGACTACAGATGTTTGAATATGCAGGCGAAGGCGAGCGCGAGCAGAGCGACATTGAGCTCAAGCGGCTAACGATTGACTGGGGCAGCCTAAAGACGGGCTGGGGGATGCTTGCGCAAGGCAACAGCGACTTCGTGTGGGCAGCAGTGGCGGGCACGAGCATCCAGCGGCCCGGCGAAGATTACAAGCCGGCGTTTCAGGTTGACGTGTGGCTGGCGGCAGCTGACGGCGCGCCAAGCGACTGCTGGGTGCACTGGCGCAGCATCGGTCAGATGAACCGCAACGCGATCCAAGGCCTGCAGCGCGACGTGTTAAAGGGCGCGAAGGATAACGCCGGCAAGGTCGTCGTCGCCAGCGTCAAGGAAGTCATTAAATCGGGCAAAAACAACAACCACATGCCAGTGCTGGCGGTCGAGGCCTGGGTAGACGCGCCGCATAAGCCCGAGGAGATACGCGGCTGGCTTGACTGGAAAAGCAACCTCAAGCGTTGGCGCTGCGCGGCGCCGGCAGGTGGCGACGCTGGAGCCGGCGAGATTTTCTAGCGATGGACTGGCAGCACTATGCGCTGCCCGTCGCCAAGCACTTTTGGGGTGAGCCTTCCAGGCGCACTGAGCGCGAGATTTTTTGGGGCAGCCAAAACGCCCGCAAGATCGACGTGCAGGCCGGCACCTGGTTTGACCACGAGTTAAACGTCGGCGGTGGTGTCGCGGATCTGATCCGCCACCACTTCCCGAAGGCGAACCCCGCAGAGTGGCTGCGCGACGAGTTTGGCGCCGAGATCGACGAGGCAGACGCTGCAGCCTGGACGCTGCGGCCGCTGCCCGTTGCGCCGCGCGTCACGACCTATGACTACTTACGCGCCGACGGCAGCGTGCACCTGCGGGTCACGCGTCGCGACCTGGCGGACGGCACCAAGACCTTTTCCCAGGCGCTGGCGGATGGGCGCAAGCCGACCGCAGACCCGAGCTACCGGCCTATTCCGTGGCGGCTTAACAAGATCGTCGCGCAGGCGGACGCGGACCTGTTTATAGCGGAGGGCGAGAAGGCATGCGCCGCGCTCGAGCAGCTCGGCGTGCTCGCGACGACGAACCCTGGCGGCGCGAAAGCATGGAAGCCAGAGCTGGCGCAGTATTTCGCAGGCAGGCGCTGCTTTGTCCTGCCCGACAACGACGTGGCCGGCGAGGCGCACGCGGCGCAGGTGATGCAGACACTGGCCGGCGTTGCGGCCGAAGTGCGGCTCGTGCGTCTGCCAGGTTTGCCTGAAAAGGGCGACGCGCACGATTGGATAGCCGCCGGTGGCACGCGCGAGCAGCTGCTGCAGCTCTGCGCGACCGCCGAGGTGAACGCAGCCGACATCACCAGCAGCCTGCCGCTGCGCGCGCTGTCCCTTGAGCAGCTCATGCAGCGACCGCCGGCGCAATGGCTTGTGCCAGGCATCTTGCCAGCGCGCGCGACGGCAGCCATCTGGGGGCCGCCGGGCAGCTTTAAGACGTTCCTGGCGCTCGACCTGATGCTGCACATCGCCCACGCGCGCAGCTGGAACGGGCGAGATGTAGACCCAGGCCTGGTTGTCTACATCGCGGGTGAAGGTGTTGCGGGCCTGCGGGCGCGGGCGGCGGCCTGGCACAAGCACCATAACTTGCAGATCGCAGACGCGCAGTTCCTGCTCGTCGAGGAGGCAGTGCCGCTGGACGACGGCGGCGCCGACGCGCTGATCCAGACAGTCGATGCCCTGCGCCAAGGGCGCGACGTCAAGGCCGTCGTGTACGACACGCTCGCGAGATGCCTGCGCGGCGACGAGAACAGCGCCGAAGACATGGGAGCCGCCATCCGCGCCATCGACCAGGTGCGCCTGCACCTAGACGCGACACAGCTGGTCGTCGCGCACCAGGGCAAGGACGCGGCGCGGGGGCTGCGTGGCAGCTCAGCACTGCACGGCGCGCTCGATACAAGCCTGCAGGTGCGCAAGCACGAGATGCACGCCGAGGTGTTGCACCACAAGCAGAAGGACGCAGAGGAGCTGCTGCCCATGTGGTTCGAGCTCCAGCGCGTCGAGTTTCAGGTGCACTGCCTAGACGACCTGGAGGCCAGCCTGGTGCCGGTCCTGGCAGCTGCGCCAGGCGGCAGCACGACGCAAGACAAGCTGCTGCAGGCGCTGGCGCTGGCAGTCGTGCGATGGGGTCGCGACGACGCTCCGGGCTGGCCTGGGGCGAGCTGCACGCTCGAGGAGTGGCGCGCCGTGGCGGACGAGCTGGCAGCTCTGGGCGGCGGTAGCGGCGAGTCGCAGCAGCGAGCCTGGCGGCGCGGCATAGCAACTCTAGAGCGTAACAAGCAGGTGGTAGTTCGCGGTCAGCGTGCCGGACAGTTGTCCGGAGGGTTGTCCGGAGGGTTGTCCGGCAGGGGTGCCGAATGAGGCGCTGCGGACAAGTTTTAGGGGTGTGTCCGGACATGTCCGCCGGGCTGAAAGCCGCAGAAAACATGGGTTTTAGCAGAAGCAACAGAAGCGGGCGGACAAGCACGGCTAGCTGCGGAAAAGCGGACGGACAAACCCCCTCTAGGGGGTTGTCCGCTTGTCCGGAGCCCTGTCCGCGTTTTGTCTGTGGGGTAAGCATATGAGGCAAGATGAAGATCCATTTGCGCCGCCGGCTGAGGTCGCGGTGCGTGAGCTAGACCGGGTAGCGCATCGCATCGAGACGGCCTGGGGCACGGCTGACAGGCTGTGCCTCGCGGCAGGACAAGATCTGGCCGCCAAGTTCAACCAGCAGCTCGAGCGGCTGAACGCTGCACTGGCGGCGGGCGACCAGGCCGGCATCAGCGCGGCGGCCGGCGGCATGCGGCGCGCATGGATAGCCCTCGACGCGGCCGCGCGGGGCACGGGGCAGCTGCCGCCTGGCGAGGCGGTGTTCGTCGGTATGCACCCGGATGGCTTTGCGGTGGCTCTGTACCAGCCAGGTGCCAGCCTGCCAGACCTGCCAGAGGGCGCTGTCCGCGTGCATGTGGACACGGCGATCCAGCACCTGCCTGCAATCGTGCTCGAGACATTCAAGGTGTTTGGTTCACCCGGCCCGGAAGGGCATCGCGTCCGCGAGTTGCCATCTGATGACATACCGTTCTGAGGAGCCGGCAGGCTATGAGGCATGCAGCGAGTGCGCCGGTCGCGGCTATGTGCTGTTCCGCGTTAGTGAGACGCGGGATGAGCGCGTCGAGTGCGACGTGTGCCTGGGCTCCGGCGAGGTGCTAGCCGATGAGTGACGCCGAGAAGCCAGCGACCAGGCTCTACTCCGTGCTGCCGGCGCGCGCAGTGCAAGACGAAGCGCTGACGCTGACGCAGTTGCGGATCCTGGCGGCGTTGTGCCTCCACACCAATGCGGCCGGCATTGCGTGGCCCAGCTATCTGACGCTGGCGCGGCATGTAGGCTGTCACCGCGCAACAGTCGAGCGCTACATGCCGGCGCTGCGGAATATGGGCTACATCAGAAAGCTCGCCTACAAGCCGTACCCGAGGCATATCAAGCGCAAAGGACGCGGGCTGACGCCGAGGTGGCAGGTGCTCTACCAGGGCGCCGAGACGCCGGTGCCGAGCCGCGAGGAGATTTACGCGCCGGTGCCGGCTGTGATAGCCGAGCCGGACGACGACAATGCTGCTGGCGATAACGAAGAGGGGGTCCGGGGGATCGACACGGAGTTGCAGAAACGCGTGGCTGGCGCCTTCGTCGCCGGCGCTGCGGCCGCCGGCCAGCACCGGCTCCTCGAGCCACAGCTCGCAGCTGCCGCGCTCCTGGTCGTCGCCGGCCGCAGCCCAGCGGAGATCCGCGAGTACACCATCGCGGCGTGCCAGGCGGCGCTCGAGGCCCGGCGCTCGCCGCCATCGACGCTGATGCAGGTCGCGAAATGGGCAGGCTTGCTGTAAAATACAAAACTCAAACCAGGGTGAGAGATATGCAAGCCTCCGATGACGCCGGCGTCGAGCCCGAAAGCCGCCGCGACGACCCCGCCCGGGGCCATCGAGCGCTCGCGGCCGGGGCCGCCCCCCGGCCCCCCCGCCCCCGCGCGTCTGCTGGGGGGCCGCCGCAGGAAATAGTTGCGCGTTTTTGGGAGCAACATCGTACCTGCGACTTCTGCGGCGCGCAGACGCGGGGCCGGCGCGTCGGGGGCGGCGTGCACTGCGGCGCCTGCCACCGGGAGCTGTTGCCGCTATGACGGTCGGCCGCACGCTCGAGGCAGCGCTAGGCCTCATCACTGGCGACCGCGCGAAACAGCATGGCGACTACGAGCTGAACCACGCCAACATCGCGGCTCTGTGGAACGCCTATTTGCGCATCAGGCGCGAGCCTGGGGCAGAGCTGACGCCAGCCGACGTGGCGCTGATGATGGCTCTGCTCAAGGTTGCGCGCACGCAGCTCGGCGGCTTCAACCCCGATGACTACTGCGACGCGGCGGCCTACCTGGACCTGGCGCGCGAGCTGGCGCATGAGTGACAAGCTGACCGTGCGCAAGGCGCGAGCTGCGCTGGCATCTGACGACGAGGCGCAGCGCCAGGTGGTGCTGGACGAGCTGCGCGCGATAGCGGCGGCTGAGATCACTGATGTGCTGAGCTGGGACGCCTTGGGGCGCGTGACGTTTCTGGCGTCTGATGCGCTCGATGTTCGCGCGCGCAAGGCTATCAAAAAGGTGCGCGTCACTCCCAACCAATTTGGCAACAGCATCGAGGTCGAGCTGCACGACAAGCACGCAGCGCTTCGCCTGCTGGCTAAGCACCACCAGCTGCTCGAGCCGCAGGCGGATAGCCGCAGGCCGGCTCTGATCGGCATTAACTTGCGTGGGCCGGAGGTCGTGGGCTACGAGGTTGTGGACGATGACGCCAGTACCGATTAGCTGGCTCGGCGCCGTGGTACGGGAGCTGCGGGAGGAGCGCGGCTGGAGCCGCAACGAGCTGGCGGCGCAGGCTGACGTGCACCCGCTTACAGTTTTGCGCATCGAGCTCAACCAGCGCGCGGCTAACGTAGCTACGGTGCAGGCGCTGCTGTTGGCGCTCGACCACGAGCTAGAAGTGGTGCCGGCGGATGGGATCGGGGTGCGGCGTGGCTAGGTCGAATACTGATCGCAGCCCTCGCCGCAAGCGCGTTGCTGAGGCCGATCCGCTCGAGAGCCTTGACCTGGACTTCTCGCAGTCGGCTACGACCTGGCGCTTCCTGCAGGACGACAGCTTCTTTCGCGGCCTGCTCGGACCGGTCGGCAGCGGCAAGAGCTACGCGTGCGCCGCTGAGGTGCTGTTGCGTGCGGCGAAACAGCCGCCAAGCCCGCTAGACAACACGCGCTACTCCCGCTTCGTTGTGGTGCGCAACAGCTATCCGGAGCTGCGCACCACTACGCTCAAGACGTGGACAGATCTTTTCCCCGAGAACCGCTGGGGGCCGCTGCGCTGGTCGCCGCCGATCACGCATCACCTGCAGTTGCCGCCGCGCGACGGCGTGCCTGGCCTCGACTGCGAAGTTATTTTTCTTGCGCTCGACAAGCCGAAGGACGTGCGCAAGCTGCTGTCGCTCGAGCTGACGGGGGCTTGGATCAACGAGGCGCGCGAACTGCCGCTGGCTGTTGTCCAGGGGCTCACGCATCGTGTAGGCCGCTACCCTACCAAGGCGAACGGCGGCGCTCCGTGGCGCGGCATCTGGGCCGACACGAACCCGATGGACGACGACCATTGGTGGTACCGCCTGGCGGAGAAGGAGCCCATTGGCGGCCGGTACAAGTGGACTTTCTTCAAGCAGCCGGCCGGCATGGTGCAGGTCGAGGCTGACGCACCGGATGCCGTCCCTGGCGCCGGCAGGTGGTGGCAGGTCAATCCAAAGGCCGAGAACATCAACAACCTGGCGCCGGGCTACTACGAGCAGCAGCTGGGTGGCAAGGATCTAGACTGGATCTCCTGCTACGTCGCGGGGCAGTACGTTTTCGTCAAGGAGGGCCGGCCCGTCTGGCCGGAGTACGACGACGTGACGATGGTTTCTGACAGCATCGAGGTAGACAGGTCTGCGTCGGTCCACGTCGGCCTCGACTTCGGTCTGACGCCTGCAGCCGTTTTCGGCCAGCGCACTGCAGCTGGCGCCTGGCATATTTTGCACGAGCTGGTCACGGAGGACATGGGCCTCGAGCGCTTTGCGCAGCACCTTCTCTACGAGCTGAACACGCGCTTTTCCGGTTGCAAGCCGGAGGTATGGGGCGACCCCGCAGGCGGCGCTCGCGACCAGATCTTCGAGGTGACGAGCTTCGACCACCTGCGCAGCCTGGGCCTGCACGCGCAGCCAACGGCCAGCAACGACTTCCAGGTGCGGCGTGAAAGCGCGGCAGCACCGATGCAGCGCCTCGTCAACGGCAAGCCTGGCCTGCTGGTGCACCAAGATTGCCGCCGCCTGCGCAAGTCACTGGCTGGCGGTTATCACTTCAAGCGCGTCGGCATTAGCGGCGGTACTGACAGGTTCCGCGATGCGCCGCATAAGGATCAGCACAGCCATGTCGGCGACGCCTTCGGCTATCTTCTGCTGGGCGGCGGCGAGCACAGGCGTCTCGTCCGTGGCGCCTACGTTCGGCCGCAGCAACCGATGCGCGCCAAAATGGATTTCCGGGTGCTCTAAGAAAACGCCGGCGACTTTGTGGGCCGCCGGCGAGGTATGGGAGGATTACTACAGTGGAGGTATGCAAATCTTAACTACCCCTGTTGGCTTTTTCAAACTTTTTTGCGAGGCGGCATGGCTAAAACGCAGTTGCGAGGGCGAGTGAGTGAGTTTACGAAGTTTGACGTAATGAACCGCAGGTCGTGGGGCGTCGATGAGACAGATCGTTGACCTCGCAAACGGCGCGGTCGTTTTCACCACGGGGTCGTCGCATCGGACATGCGTCGCGGATGCCGACCTCGGCCAAGACCAGAAAGCGACGATTCCGCCTGTTTTCATCTTCGGCTCAACATGGCCGGTGATGGTGACCGACGCCCATATCAAAATCGGCTGCCAGGTGCACCGGACTGAGGAATGGGCCGCGTTCACCGACGAGCAGATTTTTGCCATGGACGGGAGGGACGCGCTGCGGTTCTGGGCCCAGTGGAAAGAGCCGCTGCTTGCGATGGCGCGGGCGCACCAGAAGAACATCGCGATCACCAATGAGTGACCTGCGCGTCGTCCCATTCGCGCAGAAACGGCAACACAGCCATGACGACGGCTCGCGTGTTGCGCTGCTCAGGTGTCGGGCGTGTCGGCTGCACTGGTACGCGATCTTCAATGCGAACGTCCATGCCGTCGACGAACTGCCGTGCCCGGACTGTAGGGCGGTTGAGGCCGAACACTTGAGCGCGAGCAAGCTGATTGTTTTCTACGAGTACGATGCGGCTGATGAAACCTGACGCCCGCGCGTGTGAGGCGCGCTGATGGACGGCTTCAAGCCGCGCCTGCCGCGCGGTGCCATCTGTGTTAGGGCCGAGATGCGGCATATACGGGGCATGCGCCTGCACCCGCTGCAGCAGCGCTTATTCGACGCCGACCCCTCCATGATGCGGCAGTTCGAGTCGCAGCTGGCGTCCGGGCCTGCCTACGCCGCGCTGTACGATGGGATTGTGTGGGCGGCTTGGGGCTTGGTCGTCTACTGCAAAGGCAACGCCGAGGCCTGGATGCTGCGCGACCGCCACGTTGGCACCCACGCGGTATCTGTGGCTCGGATTGCGCGCCAGTATTTCGACGAGGTTGGTACCGCTATGGCGCTGCACCGGTGCCAGGTGAGCGTGCAGGTATCATTCTCGTCAGCCGTCCGGTTTGCTGAGTGGCTTAAATTCGAGGAAGAAGGCGTCATGCGCCGATACGGGCCGACTGGCGACGACTACTACCTGATGGCGAGGCTATACGACGATGGGTGCAGTCCTAAAGAAACCGAAACCGCCGCCGCCGGATCCGGCAATCGCCGAGAGCCAGAAGCGGCAAGAGGAGATCGTCGTCAAGCAAGAGCAGCGCGCTGAGGCGCAGCAGAAAACCGAAATGCAGAAAACGGCAGCGGCTGACCGCGCGCGTCGGTCGTCCCGCAGAGCGCGGGGCGGCACTGGCATGCGGCTGCTTCTTTCGCCGGATCGTGCGGACGCGCAGCTCGGCCTCAAGTCAACCCTAGGCTAGATGCCGATACCGGTAGACCAGCTGCTGCGGCGCTACGAGCGCGCGCAGGCGCGCAAGGAGCAGTGGCGCTCGATCTACGAGGAGTGCTACGAGTTCGCGCTTCCGCAGCGCAACCTCTACAGCTATTACGAGGGCCGCTCGCCAGGCCAAAGCAAGATGGATCGCGTGTTCGACAGCACGGCGATCAGCTCGACGCAGCGCTTCGCCAACCGCCTGCAGAGCACAATCTTTCCGCCGTACCGTAATTGGTGCCGACTCGTGGCCGGCGACGACATCCCAGAGGACAAGCGCGACGACCTGCAAGTAGCGCTCGACATTTACAACGAGCGTATGTTTGCCGTCCTGCGTCGCACTAACTTCGACCTGGCGATGAGCGAGTTCTTGCTGGACCTGGCAGTCGGCACGGCTGTGATGAAAGTATCCGCAGGCGACGAGATGACGCCTGTGCGGTTTGAGGCTGTGCCGCAATTTCTTGTCGCGCTCGAGGCCGGTCCGCACGGCCAGATCGACAACGTGTACCGCAAGCACCGTATCAAGGTGGAAGCTCTGCAGCAGGAGTGGCCTGACGCTGTGCTGCCGGACCGTCTGCAGCAGTTGCTTGTCGAGAACCCGGTTGAGGAAGTAGACCTGATCGAGGCGACAGTCTACATGCCGGACGAGGACTACTACTGCTACCACCTGATCTGGCCGGACCAGCGCGAGGAGCTGGTTTATCGCGAGCTGAACAGCTCGCCCTGGATCGTGTCGCGCTACATGGTCGCGGCCGGCGAGACGATGGGGCGGGGCGTGCTGGTCACTGCGCTGCCCGACATCAAAACGCTTAACGCGACGAAGCGCATGCTGCTGCAAAACGCCAGCATCAACATTGCAGGCATGTACACAGCCGCCGATGACGGAGTGCTGAACCCGCAGAATATCAACATCGAGCCTGGCGCTATCATCCCTGTCGCGCGCAACGGTGGGCCATCCGGCCCCAGCCTTGCGCCTGTGCCTCGCGCTGGCGACGTGAACCTAACGCAGCTCGTGATTCAGGATCTGACACTGGCTATCAAGCGCGTCCTGCTCGACGACAGCCTCCCGCCCGACACCATGAGCGCGCGCAGCGCGACCGAAATCGGCGCGCGCATGTCGGAGCTGGCGGCGAATATGGGGGCGGCGTTCGGCCGCATGATGACAGAGTGCATGCTGCCGCTTGTCGGTCGCATCTTGAAAGTTATGGACCAGGAAAACCTGATCGACATGCCGCTGCGCGTCGATGGTCAAGCGGTCAAGGTCGTGCCTGTCTCGCCGCTCGCGAAGGCGCAGAATAGCGAGGAGCTCGAGAGCATCCTGCAGTTCGCGCAAATCGCGCAGCAGCTCGGGCCAATGGGCGCTATGGCAATCGACCAAGAGCGCACGCTGGCGTTCATTGCTGACCGTCTCGGGGTGCCGGCTCGCGTGCTCACGACGCAAGACGAGCGCGCCGCGATGATGGCGCAGATGCAGGAGGCGGCTGAGGCTGCCATGCAGCAACAGCAAGCCGAGGCGCCGCCGGCATGAAATCCGCAGCCTGGACGCGTAAGGCCGGCAAGAACCCGGCGGGCGGCCTCAACGAAAAGGGCCGCCGGTCCTACGAGCGCGAGAACCCAGGCAGCGACCTAAAAGCGCCGGTCAAGGCTGGCGACAACCCGCGCCGCGCCTCGTTTCTGGCGCGCATGGGCAACATGCCCGGCCCAGAGCGCAAAAACGGAAAGCCTACTCGCTTGCTGCTGTCGCTGCAGGCCTGGGGAGCAAGCTCGAAGGCCGATGCACGTCGCAAGGCTGCTGCGATCTCAAAGCGCAACAAGGGGAAAAGTGATGGGCGTTAGCGGCGACTTCTTAGTGGGCGGCATGGTGCTCGACATTGCGCTCGGCAGCGCAACTCTGATCGTGCTCCTCACCGCTGTCCTGTTTTGGGTCGGGCGCAAATGACGTGGGACGCGCTACTCCGCACCGCGCCCGCGCCTGCCAAGCAGCAGGCAAGCGACCTGGACAAGCTACATTTGCGCGTATTCTCGACGCGTGACGGCAAGAAGCTGCTCGCGCACCTGCGCGGCATCACCATCGAGCAGCCCACCTGGTACCCAGGCGAGGACGCGAGCCACGGGTACGCGCGCGAAGGCCAGAATAGCCTGGTGCGAGAAATAGAGCGTCGCATAACAAGAGCCAGAGAGAGTGATGACTGAAAACATCGACAACCCGCCAGCGGCCGATGAAACCTCCCCCCTTCTATCCCGAAACACAACACAGCAAGCAGATGCGCCGCCGGCAAGCGACGAGACGCCTGTATTTGTTTCGGATGACGACGACCAGATCACGACTGATCGCCCTGCGGCAGAAACAGCAGCGCAACGCCCAGACGACGTGCCAGAGCAGTTCTGGGACGCGGAAAAGGGCGAGCTGGCGGCTGATAAGCTGCTGCACTCATATCGCGAGTTGCGGGCGAAAATGGACAGCGGCAAGCATAAAGCGCCGAAGGACGGCAATTACAGCCTGGAAGATGTGGGCGTCGAGATTGCGCCTGACGACGAAGCCCTGACCGCTTTTAACGCGATGGCGCGCGACATGAAGCTGTCGCAGGGCGACTACGAGCAGCTGGTGCGTTTTTACATCGACCAGCAGGGCATTGTCGCCGACCAGCAGCAGTACCAGCGGAGCCAGGAGTTGCAGCGCCTGGGCAGGAACGGCGACAAGATCATCGCGAGCACCGACGCGTGGCTGCAACGGTTGCAGACTAGCGGCGTCATTAGTAGGGGCGAGCTGGAGGCGCTCGCCGATGCCAGCACGAGCGCCGATGTGGTCATCGCGCTCAACAAGATACGCCGCTCCTACAACGAGCGGGACGTGCCTAGCGTCGTCGTCGAGGACGCCGGCGGCGCCGACATGGTGACGGTGCAGAGCATGATGGCGGACGCGCGCTACGGGAAGGACCGCGACTACACGCGCAAGGTCGAGCGCCTCGTCTACGAGATGAACGGCGAGGCATACCCTGGCTAGTTTCGGTTACAGCGCTCGGCTCAAGACTGTGCTAGCACGAGCAGGCCGATAACCGCGAGGCCGGCGCCAAGAGATCCAGTCGGCCCACGCGGACAACCGACGCAAGACAACAGCAACATCAACTAGGAGTGAAGCAATGGCTCTTTCCGTGAGCACCGCCTTCACGACGCTGTTCGACGCCGAGGTTAAGCAGAAGTACCAGGCCACGCGCAAGCTGGCCGGCCTCGTCCGCGAACGCGACGCTCAAGGCGCATCTACCGTCAAGTTCCCAAAATTGGGCAAAGGCACCGCGACGATCCGGACGCCGCAGTCGGACGTTGTTCCGATCAACGCGACCTACTCGCAGGCAACCGCGACTATGGTCGATTACGGTGCGTTCGAGTATTCCGACATCTTCAACCAGTCGCACGTCAACTTTAACGACCGCGCGGAATTGGTTGAGCTGGTCGGCAACGCAATCGGTCGCCGCATGGATCAGGTCGTCATCGACGCGCTCGATGCGGCTACGCCTGCCACTGTCGCCAACACCATTGGCGGGGGCGGCTCGGCTGCTGACATGAATGTCGCGAAGATCCGCGAAGCGGCGAAGAAGCTCAACGCCAACAACGTCCCGGCTTCTGACCGCGTGCTGCTGATCCATGCGAACAGCCTCAACGCGCTGCTTGGCGAAACCCAGGCGACCAGCGTGGATTTCGTGTCAACCCGCAATCTGCTCGACGGCAGCGTCAACACCTACATGGGCTTTCGCATCGTCGTGATCGGCGACATGGACGAAGGCGGCCTGACCATCGACGGGTCCAACGACCGCATCGCCTATGCGTTCCACAAGAACGCCGTTGGGCTTGGCATGTCGATGAACCAGCAGTCGCGCGTCGATTACGTCCCCGAAAAAACCAGCTTCCTGGTCGGCTCGATGTTCAGTGCCGGCGCGGTCGCCATCGAGGACACCACGGCGGGCGGCATCGTCAAAATCACCTGCAGGGAGTCCTAAGATGGCATTTGCGAGATCTGGCTGGAACCCCATCGGGGGCCAGTCCAAGAAGGGCAGCGCTCCGGCGATCTGGTCCTACACTTCGACCGACGCAATCGCGACGGTTCGTGCGAGCGGCTACTTCAACGCCGTGTCGAACGAAGTGTCTGTGCGCGACGTTATCCTCGTCGTGGACAGCAACACGCCGACAGCGCATTGGTGCATCGTGCTCAGTAACGCCTCTGGCGTCGTTGATTGCTCGGACGGCACCGTAATCGCCGAAACCGACACCGACTAACTGTGGCGACGGGGGGGCTTCGGCTCCCCCGCCTCCTATCCAATAGGGGCGGCGCGGCGTGGCAACTGGCGACACAAAACTCAGCATTTGCTCCGACGCGTTAATCATGCTTGGGGCTTCGCCCCTTTCCTCATTCTCCGAAGGCACCGACGCAGCTCAAACCTGCGACAGGCTCTACGACGACCTGCGCGACATCGTGCTGATGTCCTACCCCTGGAGCTTCAGCGTCAAAAAGGTGCAGCTGGCCCGCAGCGTCGATGCGCCAACAAACGAGTGGCTTTACGCATACCCGTTGCCAAGTGATCTGATCGGCAGTGGGCCGCGCGCGCTGTTCCCTGGCGCCGGCACCGGCACAAGCCCGGTCGCAACCGGCTGGGAGGTCTACGGCCGCGATGTGCTGACTTCTTACAGCACCGTCTACATCGACTATCAGTTTCGGCCTTCCGAAGATGTGATGCCGACCTACTTTGTGCAGCTTCTGAAATACTGGCTCGCCTGGCATTTCGCCGAACCGGTCACGGACCAAATCACGAAGGCCCAATACTTCCAGGTGCTAGCGGCTGGCTCGCCCTCAGAAAACATGCGCGGCGGCATGATGCGCGTAGCCATGAGCGCGGATGGCGGCAGCAAGCCGACCCAAGCCTTCATTAACTACCCGCTCGTTAGCGCGAGGGCGACGTGAGCCGTGTCGTTCGCATCCAGACTAATTTCAGCGCCGGCGAGATGGACCCCCTCCTGCGCTCGCGCATCGACTTAGAGCAGTATTACAACGCGCTCGAAACGGCGACTAACGTCTTTATTTTGCCACAGGGCGGCGCCAAGAGACGCGACGGCCTCAAGTACATATACCAGCTTCCATCCGCCGCCGCGCCGCAGAACGGCGTGCGCCTCGTGCCGTTCGAGTTCAACACGGATGACAGCTACATGTTCGCGCTGGTTAATCAGCGCATATACATATTTCGCGACGGTGCTCTCGTCACAAACATCAACGGCAGCGGCAACGACTACCTGGCTGTCAGCTCGATCACCAGCAGCATGCTCGCGCGCCTACGCTATGCGCAGGCCGCCGACACGATCATCTTTGTTCACGAGGATCTAGCCCCACTCAAGATCGTGCGCGGCGGCAGCCATAGTACATGGACCGCGACCACTATCGCGTTCGACAACGTGCCGCAGTACGCGTACACCGCCAGCACGAGCAACCCGGCTGCGACCATTACGCCAAGCGCCGCGACGGGCAACGTCACGATCACCGCGTCCGCCGGCGTATTTAGCGCCGGCAACGTCGGCCAATACATAAATGCGCTGCAGACTTTCGGTCGCGGCCGCATCGTCGAGTACGTCAGCAGCACAGTCGTCAAGGCGTACATGGAGGTCGCGTTCTTTGACACGACGGCCATCGCAAGCGGCGATTGGGAGCTTGAGACTGGTTACGAGGACGCCTGGAGTGTCGGACGCGGGTACCCAAAAAGTGTCACATTCCACGAAGGAAGGCTGTTTTTCGGCGGCACTAAAAGCCTGCCCACGACGTTCTACGGGAGCGTCGTGTCCAGCTATTTCGACTTCGACTTCGGAGAGGGGCTAGACGACAGAGCTGTTGCGGCGACGCTGACCACTAACCAGCTGAACGAGATCGTCGATATACACAGCGGCCGCGACCTGCAGATCTTCACGAGCGGAGGCGAGTTCTACATCCCACAGAATGTCGGGGAGCCCATTACGCCGGCCAACCTGACGACCAAAGTCGCGACGCGGAATGGGATTAAGCCAGGCGTGCCCGTCGCAGCGCTCGACAGCGGAACCCTGTTCGTACAGCGCCAGGGTAAACAGCTCAACGAGCTGCTCTTTACCGACGTCGAGCAGAGCTATACGACGGCGAATATCTCGTTGCTGTCGGGCCACCTGCTCAAAGCGCCAACGGATATGGCTATCCGTCGCGCGACATCAACCGAAGAAGCTGACCGCCTGTTCATCGTCAACTCGACAGACGGCACGCTTGCTGTTTTCTCGCTGCTCCGCGCGCAGCAGGTAGTCGCGCCGTCGCGTTTCACGACCGACGGTGAGTTCAAGGCTATCGGCGTCGATGTCGATACCACCTACGCAATCGTGAAGCGTAGTGTAAACGGATCCGACGTGTACTACGTCGAGCTATTCGATCCGTCGCTGACGACCGATAGCGGCGTCTACAGCGCCAGCGCCAGCGCAACCGGTTCGGCGTCGCACCTCGAGGCAAAGTCCCTAAACGTAATTGTGGACGGCATGGTGCAGGCCGACAAAACCGTCGCAAGCGGAACCGTTACCTTCGACCGCGCCAGCACGACCAGCTACCAGGTTGGCCTGCCGTACACAGTCACAGTCAAGACCATGCCGCTCGAGCCGCGCCTCGCGAGCGGCAACCTTAAGGGCTTCCGCAAGCGCGTCCTCGAGGTCAACGCCGAGGTCTACCAAAGCCAGGCCATGAGCGTGAACGGGCAGCTGGTTGCGTTTCGGCAGTTTGGCGAAAGCGTCCTCGACGCAGCAGTCGCGCCGTTTACCGGCGTCAAAACAATCGGGCCGTTGCTTGGCTTCAACAAAGAGGTCGCTATCACGGTTAGCCAGACCGTTCCGCTTGCTTTGCACCTTCTGAGTCTCGACTACAAAGTAAGTGTGGGGCAGTAGTGCAAGTAGCACTCGTCGCAGCGTCTCTCCTTTCTGCAGCGGGTCAGATCCGCGCGGGTCAGGCAGCGCAGGCGCAGTACAACGCGCAAGCGCAAATGGCGGCCATACAAGGCAAGGCGGACGCCCTGCGCGCGCGGCAAGAGGCTATCGCATACAAAGACGCAGGCACGCAGCATCTGGTCGCGATGCGCCGCAACCTGGCGACGATCAACGCTCGCGCGGCGCAGGGCAGCCTGGACCCTTTTAGCGGCAGCACCGGCAGCCTGATCGACGCAAACATCAGCCAGGGCTACCAGGACTACGCTACGCAAGTCGATAACGCGCTGCTGGCGCAGGAAAACGCGCGCATCGCAGAAGCCGGCGGCCGGTACCAAGCCAACATCTACCGCCAGGCCGGCAGGACCGCAGCGACCACCGGCATGTTCAACGCCGCAGGGTCGCTTGCCGCCGGTGCGTTCCAATACAAGATGATTGGCGGCATGCGCTGATGGCGCGCTACCCGACATTAGAGCCCTCTGCCCGGCTGTCTGCAGCCGTGGCCGCGCCGCGCCAGGTAGACCCGGCGGCGTTGCGCGAGGCACAGCGCCAGGGGCAGACAATCAGCCAGCAGGCGGATCGCGTCGTGCAGTTCGCTGCGCAGTCGCTCGGGGAGCGCGCTCGCCTCGAGGGGCGGCGTGCGGGTGCAACCGCGCCGCAGGAAACGCTTGAGCGCTTTTCTGAGAGGGTGCCGACGACGATCTACGACCGCAACGCGTATGACGCAGCCGTCGCTGCATCGTCGTCGCGCATCGAGACAGACGCGCGCACTGCTATCAACCAGGCGCACTTTGACTGGGTTGAGAGCAAGGGTCTGCCGGAGGAACTAAACGCGCGGATCGGCAGTATCATCGACGGCTACTCGGAGGCCATCGGGCAGCTCGATCCACTGGCGGCTCAGCGCCTTGGCGACTCATTGCAGATCGCGGGCAACGCTGCCTTCCTCTCGTACTCTGGCGCCTACCTGAAGGAGCAAGCGAAGGAAAACGAAGCGCGGCAGATCCGACTGCAGCACGAAGTGCAACAGACGGTTGAGCGGATCGGCGGGGAGCAGATGCCTGACTTCCTGCTAAGCGCGACGTTAACGTCTTACCGCGAGAGCCAGCGCGCTCTTGGGCGTGACCCTGACGACATCGAGCGCGACGTTCTCAAGCTCGAGATGCTCGGCAACGTAGCGCGTATCCGCGCAGAGTTTGCTGGCGCGCCCGACCGCAACGCCTATCTCGCTGATTTTCGGAAAGCCGTGTCCGGCGACAAGACACTAGCAGGCAGGCTGACCGGGGATGCGCGCAAGACGCTGGCCGCCGAAATGCAAGCGCAGATAACTGCAGGCAACGCTAGCTATAGGGCGGCCACCGCAGATCTGCGTGCAGATATTAGGTCGCACCAGAACCAGCTGAAAGATCTAATAGAGCCTAGCCCGCAGGTGCTGAGTGAGCTGGCGACACGCGCGCGCGCCTTGGGCGATCCCGAGACGAACGCCCTGCTCGATGAGTTGGGGAGGCGCGTCGATCTGGTAGCGACGATGCGGAACATGCCGCCATCGGCGCAACAGGAGCTGGCGACGCAGCTGCTGCGCGTGGGTGGCACCGAGGCAACTAACGAGCTCGCCGGCCTGGCGCAGCAGATTGCTCAGTCTAGCCAATCTCAGGCGAGTGCCGACGTAGTGAGCTACCACAACCGTGTTAGCCGTAGGTCGCACATTCCGCTATTGACGCTCGACGACATGCGCAACCCGGATCTGCTGACGCAGCGCTTCTCCGCCGTTGTCGAGCTTGCGGGAACCTACGGCGTCAACCGCAACTACTTCACCCAAAACGAAAAAGCAGTCGTGACACGCTTCATCTCTGATCCCGCAGTGTCGCCAGCCGACAAGCTAGATCTATTCGCCAGTTTTTTGAAGGGCGGCGGCCAAGTCGGCAAAGAGGCGCTCGCCCAGGTAGCAAGCGACAGCGGCGTTTATTTCGTGGCGGCCGACCACTACGCCATGGGCAACCAAGCGCTCGCGCGCGATATCGTGGCGGGCGTCACCGCAAAGGCGACAGGCGTAAGTCTCGTCTACGCGCCGGGGTTCGACCGTAACATGTCGCAAAAGCTAACGACGAGCGGCGGCGTCAACATTCTCTCAGCTGACCGGGGCTTTCTGCAGCAGGCTACTGAGGCCGTGCTGCTGTCCGAAGCCGGGACTGGGGAAGTAACGGAAAAGAAGTACGAGCGCGCTCAGCAGCGCGTGCTCGGCGCAACCTACACCGGGGAGAAGCACGTCGCCGGCGGAATTGTCGAAGCCGAGGGAAAAGACCCGGTGACTAAGCAGGCGTTCAAGGTTTGGCTGCCGCCAGGCATGCCGGTCAGCGCGTTCGAATACCTGGAGGATAAGCGCGGCAAAATCACGTTTGCGGACCTGCAGCAGGCGCGACGCCAGGCCGGACTGTCTGACGACCTGCCCCAGACCGCGCAGGGCGCGGCGAAAGAGAGTAGCCTGGCTGACACAGCCTTTACTGCCACCGGCGTGCCCAATTTCGCGTACCTGCTCGCGCCGGACGGCATGCGGTACCTAGACAACTACCAGGTGCCGCTGCTCGAGCTCTACATCGTCCTCAGCAATCGCTTGGGGCAGCGGTAGCCCAGCATGCAGTCGCTCGCGCCTAACCCGGAGCTAGCGCTGCAGGCGGCGGTGACGCCTGGCCCGCAGATGGGATTTGGCGAGGCGTTT